GGTAATGATGACGCCAAGTTGGACACCACCACCTACACCACAAAGCCCACCCACGCTGGAAGCCGAACACGAACGCGAACGCATGGCGCAAGCTAGGGCAGAGGCGCACCCATGATTAGTTGGTTCTTTGAAGGGTTGTTTTACTACATCGCACTTTTAGCGTTTATCGCAGGTTTGGCACTATACGGCGTTAGTTATTTTGCCAAATTGTTGCCGGTTATTGCTGCTTACGCATTGATGATGCAAATTGGCGGCATGGTTATGGCCGTTGGCGGTGGGTATTTTGTGGCAGACCATAAAGGATACGAACGGCGCGTGGCAGAAGATAAAGCCGAAATTGACAGGCTAAACGCTGAAGCGCGGGAAAAAGAAGTTCAAATGGCGCAAGCCATCAAAGAAAAGACAGCAGCATTAAGGAAAGCTACCAATGCAATCAATCAAAAACAGTCTGATACTTTTAAGCGCATTGATTCTGGCGAATTGCGGTTCCCCACCAGTTGTTCCGTACAAGCCGATTCAAGTACCGGAACTACCGCCGGAAATCCAAGCAATGGAACCGAATCTGAGCGACAAGCTGTTAAAGATATTGTCACCATCGCAGCAGAAGGCGATATCGCCATCACCAGACTTAACGCCTGCATCGCCCAATACAACAACGTTCGCGAAACCATAAACGCTGGTGTGAAATGATTACAGCGGCACAACTTCACGCACTTGGAATCGGCCCGGAATGGGAAGAACCGCTAAACGCTACATTTCGTCGGTTCATGATTGATGATGTGCGTAAACAAGCGGCGTTCATTGGGCAGTGTTCCCACGAATCCGGCCATTTCCGCAAGCTGGAAGAAAATCTAAACTATTCTGCGGAAACTTTGCAACGGCTATTTGGCCATAAGTTCAAACCAGAAGAAATTCAGCAATACGCGCACCAACCGCAACGCATCGCCAACAGGATTTATTGCAACCGTATTGGCAACCGGGATGAAGCATCCGGCGATGGATGGCTTTATCATGGCCGTGGTGTGATTCAACTCACAGGCCACGACAACTTTTGGCATTTTGGGCAATCAATTGGTATAGATTTTGTTCATAACCCTGCCCCGGTTTCACAACCACTTTATGCGGCCCAAAGCGGTGGTTGGTTCTGGGTTACACATGGGTGCAATCCATTGGCAGAGGATGAAAATTGGGAAGGTTTGACGCGCCGAATCAATGGCGGGACATTTGGCTTGGATAAACGGGTGCATTTAACCCGGCAAGCCCTGCAAGTGTTGTCGTAAAAAGGTGGAAGCCCTCAATTTGGCCTTTTAAATTCCATGCGAGAAAGCCAAAAAACCGCATGGTTCAGCATCCTTGAGCGTTGGCTTAACAGGCTTCCAAAAGACAACTGCGGGTCAAATCATAAGCAAAGATTGGATTTTTTGTTCCAGTTCTTGCAAAAATAATTTGACTTCAGTTTCTAATTCGGCCACATACACCGGGTCAAACGGGACGCGCTGAATGTAAAGCTGCAATCGTTCTGGAACTCGCGGGTCATACGAAACAAAATCCACCCATTTGCGTCCGGTACAGGCCATTTGCCATTGCATTTGGTCGTGATACTTTTTAGGGTATTTTTTGTTGATGATGGTGTCGAAATGGTTGGCCGAATTCGGACACTTGATTTCTATCGCGCCATCATCCCCGACAAGGCCATCAGGCGAAGCGCCAGCGCGTTCAATCGTTGGGTGGGATATATACCCCACTTCATCGACCATCACGTCCTTGGCTTGCTCATACGCGGCCCGAGCAAAGGGTTCTTGCATTGTTCCCCATTTCATTGCGTCGTTGGTGAAGGATTCTTCAACCGTCCCGGTCAATCGTTCGCAAAGCAATTGGCTCATGTAATTGGCGCGAGATGCTGAATACCCTGTTTTTGTCTTTGCTACGATGTCCGAAATGCGCGAAGCTGTCGCATTGCCACATCGAGATGCGAACCACTCTGGTGAACCTTGAATCATATTGCTGCTTTTTTGCGGTCTTTAAGGTCGAGAATTTGGTTTTGAAGTTGGATATTACCGCCAGCAAACTTTAGCGCGGCAAAGTAAGCGGTTTTCAGTTCATCGTGCGTTCGGGCGTTTTCCATATTTGCAAGGTATGGCGTCAAATCGGCCAATGATGGTCCACCGCTGACTTGGTGGTTGTCAATTTCCACATCGATGGCTTCAGTCGGTATGCTGAACGCTTGAAAACAGGCGTATTTGTAAGCCGTTGACATTGCTTTGTTGGTGGCCTTGTCGGACGAATCCATTGCTTCACCAAACGTTTTGACGATGTGTTTTGACCCATCTTCAACGCTGACGAAATCGAATTCAGCTTCCACGGTAACGTAAAAAAGAACCTTATTGCTCGCGCTTACCCGTTCCGCGCAGGTTCGGTTTAAAACCCGCGGCAAAATGCAAAGGCCATGTTTTGGCAGCAGTTCGGCCAAGGCGTTATAAACGTCATCGATGCCTCGGAAATGGTAAATTGAACCAGAATCGGTCTTTCGGTTTTTGGCGATTCCACGCACCGACAATGCGGCTTGAACGTTGCTGATTGCTTTATAAACTTTCATTGCCGTGTCCCCGAATAGAATTCTGATTCGCAAAGGTCATCCAAGCGCATGAACGCGTCCATCAATGGGTCTTTTGTGGCCTTGACCACATCCGCGCTGGCTTGATTCAACAAGCTCATTGTGCTGGCGATAAGCTGTCGGGCCACGAATGGCGTGATGTCTGAATCTTCAATTTGCCGAAGTTGGCTTAAAACGCCATAGAGCGTTCGGTTCGTGTGGTCCATTGTCATGTCCTGTTTTGTTGATGGGACGTTCATTGTATAGTAAACTGAACGGATGACAAAAGAAATTGCAATTAAATTGGCAGGTGGGTCGAACGCATTGGCACGACTGTTGGGCATCACAAACGGCGCGGTGTCGCAATGGAAGGCCATTCCAAAGGGTCGGCTTTACGACTTGCGAAACTTGCGGCCCGAATGGTTTTATTGATATACAATGTTTTGAAACACGGCTAGATTGAGAGTAGCTACTCAATCGAAAAGGGTTACACCTTCCCCTGCCGCCGTTTCTCTCAAAGGTGCGTTAAAAAGGTAAAACAATGGGCAAAAAAGTCGATATTTGGATGCCGCTATATGTGGCCGATTACATTTCCGCAACTTCACGGTTGACGACCGAACAACATGGTGCTTATTTGTTGTTGTTGATGGATTATTGGAAAAACGGTGCACCACCTGACAATGACCAAGTTTTAGCGCAAATCACCAAGTTATCACATGATGCTTGGAGCAATGCTCGAACTATGCTTGAAGGATTCTTTGACGTATGCGATGGCCATTGGTTTCAGCATCGTTTGGAATCCGAAATGGTCAAAGCCAATCACAACAAAACGGCCAATTCCAAGCGTGGTAAAGCTGGCGCAGCAGCTAGATGGGGAAAAAAGGATGCTTCAAGCATACCTGACGCATCCTTGGGGGTATGCTTGGCTGATAGCACATCACCATCACCTACACCTTCAAATAATAAAAGAAAAGAAAAAGCCCCTAGCGTGGCTTGTCCTGATTCTGTCACTCAACAAGTTTGGGATGATTGGATGACCGTTCGTAAAGGCAAAGGCGCAAAAACCCTGACGCAAACAGGTTGGACAAAATTTTTAAACCAAGTTGATAAAGCTGGTTGGACTATTGAACAAGCAATAAGTCATTGCTGCATGAAAAATTGGGTAAGTTTTGAAGCTGCATGGATTGAACAAAAATTAACAAATTCAGAAAAACGTCAAAATCAAATGGCCCAATTGACACGGGGTTTGTCAACACCAAAACCAAAACCGCAACCATTTTGGGCTAAGTCAACAACCATTCTGGAGGAAATTCCAAATGTGGAATCAAAACGACTTTTGTGATGCTGACTCAGGGTTTGATTACATTTTCACCAAAATGAATGCAATTTACGGGGCAAGGTTTGAATCTAATTGGCAAAACGTCAATGTGGACATTGTGCGCGAGGTTTGGAAAGAACAATTGGGTCGGTTTTTGACCTATAAGCCAAGCATGGACCACGCCATTCGAATGTTGAAAGGCGAATTCCCGCCCAGCGCCATCACATTTCGCGAATACTGCAACACAGGCCCGGACATTCCGGAAAAACCAGTTCCGCAAATCGAACGGCAATCGACTGTTCACGAACAAATCAAAGCCGCCGAAGCTAAAGCAAAATTGCGGGAATTGGTCCAACAAATGAAAATGAAGGTATGACCCGCCAAGAAGCCAACCGTATCTTGGACAAGCTTAAGGACGGGCAACCAATACCCCAACACATGATTGAAATGGCAATTTTAGAAACTGAAGACTATGGACAACACAGAATTGGAATTTATGCGGCAATCGGAAGCGCGGGAATGGAAAGCGCGATTCGACAAGAAGGCCAAGGAATTGGGCCGCAATGAGGCGATTGCTTGGTGGAAGGACACAATAAGGGAAATCGAAAAAAAGCGCGGCAAAACCGAAGCCAACGCCCTTGTTGAACGAATTACGCAATTAAGGACCCGCCGGATATGACTTTTTACGTTGGCCAGGTTAAAAAGAAGTGGTCGAAAGATTGGCGAACCGTGGTCATGAATGCCGAATTGTTGGATGCCGCCGTATCAAAAACGCTGGCGCTGGCAATCAAGGACGAAACGATGGTCCGTGTTTTCCAAGCCAGCGATGAACGTTGGGACGAAATCAAAGTGGTTTTTTTAAAAGGAAACAAAGATGGACGATTGGACGCCTGAGATGGACGAAGCAATGAAAAACATTTCCGCAAAAGCCAACAAAGGCCAAGTTGGTGGCATTCATTACGTCGCCATGAAAATTCAACCTTGGGAAGTGATGGAATCCGTTTTGACCCGTGACGAATTTATTGGTTTTCTCAAAGGCAACGTAATCAAATACAGCATGAGACAGGGACGCAAACCCGACGCGCTGGATGACGCCGAAAAAGCCCATCATTACCGCATGAAGCTCAAAGAAGTGTTGGACCAATGAGACGCGCCGCCAAAGTCGATGCGAACCAAAACCGCATTATTGACGCTTTGCGTTACGCTGGCGCTACCGTTCAATCACTTGGGCAAGTTGGTGGCGGTTGCCCTGATTTGCTTGTTGGCTACAAAAGGGTGAACATTCTGATGGAAGTTAAGGACGGGGACAAAGCGCCAAGCGCCCGCACGTTACGCGAAAGTCAAATGACTTGGTGGTCCGAATGGTCCGGCGCTAGGCCGTTTTTGGTTGAATCCGTGGATGATGCTCTGCAAGTTTTGAAGAAAATTAGGGAAACCACCTAGTTTTTTTTGCATAAAGTCTTGAACTGTTTAGAAATCTAAACTACAATGCGTCATCAACAACACAAAACAGGAGTTTGACATGACACGGTTCACAGAAAAATATGTTCGCAGCGACAACCAATGGGTCAAGATTACACGGGACAACGTGCAACGCACTTTTACGTTTGCCCGTGGCTACAAAAACGAATTTAAAGCCCACGAAATCAGCACTTTGTCTTTTAAATGGGTTTCCAATTGGACCGAAGCATTGGAAAAAGCCAACAAAACCATTGCAATTTTTGCCTAAAAAAAACATGAAAACACAAATGCTACAACGCGCACGTCGCAATTTTGACCGCCCCGACATCGAGCGCCACTTGGTTCGGCACAATATTCGCGCATGGGTTCGGTCGGTCCGAATCCTTGGCGACAAATGGTTATTAGCACATCACATCACACGATTGGAAACAAAATGATTCTGGAAAAAATCTTGGACTACGGGTTGGCGGTAATCATTGCCGTGTTGTTGGCTTGGTTCTTGGCGGTGGCTTTGGTATGAACCACCAATTCTTTTATCGCGGTTTGGAATGGACAATCTATTTTGAAGCTGGCGAACCAGCAACACGCGACCAACCCGGCGACCCCGGCGAATGCTATGTTGACAGCGTGACATCGTTTGGCAATGAGGAAATCACGGACATGATTACCGAATCAGCAATGGACGACGCTTGCGATGCGTTTGTCAAATGGATGGAGAAAAGACTATGAGTTGGCCGTTCCCAACCAAATTGCCGCCTAACAAACCGGGCGAACCCAAGTTCAACCCGGACAACTTTGAGGATGCACCGTTATGACTGAAAAAGACTGGACACCCGAAGAGGACGAAGCATTCAACGAGATTGAGAAGAAGAGTAATCTGGGCAAGCAGATACTGCAAGAAATCAAGCCCAAGCGTGAATGGATTGGGCTGACGGATGAGGAAATTAAGGCGCTTGCTAGTTGGTGGCCTAGCTACGACCAGATGCCAGCCCTGATGACGCTGGCGCGAGACATTGAAAACTCACTCAAGGATAAGAACACATGAACAACGAAACCCAAAGAATTATGGAAGCACTGATGCTGATATATGGCAGTGATTTACAAGCCGCAACGATAACGGTGTTACTTAAAGATGGCGACACTGCTTTTCGTTTTATTACACATACTTTGCCACAAAAGGAGACAGAGAAATGAACAACGACCAAGAACAAGACCGTGGTGAATTTGCACCATGCCCACTCCCTGACCGTGAGCAACGAATTCAAGGTGGTGACTTGATGAACGTCATGCGCCAAGCCGCATGGGATTGTGCAACTGTCGTTTCTGAAGGCGACATACGGGCCTTGAAGCACCGCATCCATGAGCTTGAGGGTGAGTTGCTCGGCTACAAGAAAATTGTGGCTAATCAAGACGCAATGCTGGAGCGCCAAACAGCCCGCATTGTTGAACTGCAAGAACACATTGAAAACTTTGATGGAGAAGACCGATGATTTGTGAACATTGCAATTACCGAATGGCATTGCGTGGGCTAATTGTTTGTCGTAAATGTTTTAACGAATTTTCTGGAGAAGACAGATGAGCATTATTAACCAAACATATTTTGATAAGCCTAGGGCTGACGGATGAGGAGATTGAAAAAGTGTGGCGAGATGTACGGGCAAATGAATATCACAGTTGCGTACAGCCTTTTGCCAAAGACATCGAAGCGAAATTAAGGAGTAAGAACACATGAACGTCATCAATACAATACAAAACTTTTTTATTAAAGAAATGCTAAACGCCCGCGCATCCGACCCCATCACATCACACCAAGCCGCCGCACAATCCCAAGACGTGGCCGAAAGTCATATTTTGCGTATTTTGGAAGCCTTGGACGAATACGGACCAATGGGCGCGTCAATGATTGGCTATGTTGCTAACCTAGACAAAAACCAAATCAGTCGCCGCCTTAAAGAAATGCAAAAGATGGGTTTGATTGAACTGACCGGAAACATCGTCAAGTCAAATTCCAACCGCAACGAACGCGAATGGAAAATTGCCAACGACATGGACCGGGTTCAAGTCATACATTTGGGCTTTGGGAATGCGTAAACGGACGCACCGCAAGCACTACGCGCTGATAGACCCGATTGCCCACGCTATCGCTGGCGCTGCCATCACGACCAAGGACGCATTGGACAAATTGCGGGTTTTGGAACTATCGGCGCTTGAATCACTTAGCAAAGGCAAAGCAACCGTGGCCGATTGGCGAGCGTTAACCGATATGCTGAACTTGGCTCAAACAATGGGACTAAACGGCATCGGACCCGAAGTGCTGCCGATTTGTGATGTGGCGCAAGCGGAACTGTTGGCCGCGGCGCAACGATACGAAAAAACCAAATCAATGGTCACGACTGCAAAAGGTTTGCAAGCATTGCGTGATTTGTATGAATACCACGATTTACAACGTTCAAGTGTTTCACGCGCTGAATACGAACGCATGATTAAAAAAACCCGCGATTATATTATTTCAAATAATCAATATG